GACAATCTTTGATATCTCGAAGTCACTAATCTCCACGTCCTTGTTTTCCCTCACCCATCTCAGAATAACCGTAGTCACAACAGTTGATGTTCGAATTATTCCTTCTTGAAACCCCTCATCTTCACCATGAATAAATCCAACTACCTTTCCGTACCAGAAAGAAACGAACATTAAGAACAAGGTGAACAGAGGCCAAGCATATTGAATATCCATTTAATCTTCCTAAAGTTTAAAGTTCTTGAAGTTCTCGGACTTCATTCTCTGACCAGCTGAACTGTTATCGAAGATTGGTTTATCATCCCAACCCTTATCAGGGTCATTAGGAATCATCTCTGCGTCATCATCATCAGTCAATCGCATCTTACTACGGTCAACCTTAATGGTAAACTTCTGGTTGGCGCCAGTCGCATCATTGTAACGATTCTTCAACTGTTTAACCATTATCTTACCAAGACTATTTAGTTCATCATTAGTAATGAGTGCGAACATCAGGTCAGCTGTAGCCGGTAGACCGAACGACTCGGACGTATCCTCTAGACCAACATCGTCATTACCGAAACCAGAACGTGTAGTCTGAGTAGCAGACATGATGGGTACATTGAACTCTACTGCGAGTCCACGTAACTCTTCTGCAATACTCTTGATATAAGAATAAGAGTTAATCGCACCACCCATACCTTTCATACGAGACGATGCACAGATATTTAGGTAATCAACAAAGATAATCTCAGGGACAAAGTTCTTCTTCAACTTCATCTCGTTAAGTAACGCACGGAAGTGTGAAGTGTTTGCCTGTCCAGTTGGGTATTCCTTAATGATAAGTTTACCTTGAGTCTTTGCGGCAATCTGTGATACTTTGTCTGTGAACATATCCTTAGATAGATTCTCCAGCTGACTGATATCTACGTTCAGTAGATTCGCATCAATACGTTCTGCGATACGTTCTTCTGCCATTTCCATAGTGATGTACAGTGCGTTCCTACCCTGCGATAGAGCAGATGCCGCCATGTGACACATGAAGAGTGACTTACCAACACCAGTACCCGCAAGGGCAATGTTGAGTGATTTGTTTGTTAGACCACCTTTGGTAATCTGGTTGAACATATCAAGGTCAAACGAAACACGTTCTTCTTGTTCGTGATAGAAGGCATAACGACCCTCGACATTCTCAAGGTAATCGTGACCAATATTAGTATCGAACGTAACACCCAGTGCCTTGGATAAGACATCAGGGATTGCGTTCTTCTGCATCGTTGCATGTTTACCATCAATGATAGAGATAGACTCCATCACCGCATTGAACACTGCACGGTCTTGACACCACTTCTCAGTGCGTTCAATTAACCATTCAAGGTTCTCAGGTTCGAAGGTAAATACGTTTGGTAATAGGTCTATCCCAACACGGTGATGTTCTTCACCCATTGAGTTATTCTCATCCATCTCAATCTTGAATGATTCAAGAGTTGGGAGTTTGTTATATTTTGCTACAAACTTTGTGACTTCTTTGAAGAGGCCTTTGTAGACCCCCTCAAAATAATCAGGTTGTATAAACGGAAGAACCTTCCGCATATATTCCTCATTAGTCAGTAGGTTCCGTAGTACTGTCTGTTCCAGATTTATGTTCATTATATAGTTCCTCTATTTCATCACTCATGTCTTCGGTCATCAACGACTCACCCGTCTTGGAGTCAGTCGCAACCATCGTTCCCTCACTGACAGACGTATCTATCACCGCAGATAGTATTCTACCACAATATGCCTGAAGAGTCAAGTCCTCGACAGATAAATCTGCATCTGGTGTAGAAACAATACTAAAGTTGAAGGAGATTTGACCTTCTTCGTCATCCTCTCCAACAAACTCGATTGTCCCAAAGGAGATAACCGTTTCAGGATATTCCTCTAGGAGTCGAATGTTCCAACCATGAGCGTCATCAGCTGGGACTATCTCATAATGAATCTTCTCACTTAACATTGTCTCAATGTCATTCGCCATCGATAATATCATCCATAGACACTAGTGCCTTCTTAGTTATAGAGTACTGATTCTGTAAGAAGTCAGCGAAGTCAGTATCCGCCCAAATCGGTGCCCAGAACTCATCTTTAAGAGTATCCTTCTCCCTTACTTTGGGTTCGACAAGTTCACCAGTCTTTCTATCCACCCTACAATACCAGCCATTACTAGGCTTACTAGCATAACCACCAGCAAGAGCAGCGTCCAAAAGACCACTATTACGTTCGACGCCACCTTCCCAAGAAACACTAATAGGAATTTTAGACTTCTCTTTAACGTATCTCGACTTCTCGACATTAATGACGAAATCATAACCTGTTACCTCGGTTCCCGTCTTATTCTGTCTACGACCAAGAATCCAGATGTTATCTGCACTGTAGTAAATACCAGTACCACCACCTACGATGTCTTTAGGGAAGAGACCAATCTCTTTATATGTGTGGTTGACGGCAAGCATTGGTATATTCTTCATGGTCAGATATGGGGTACACATCCTGAAGAGACCTTTCAATGCTTTAGCACGGGACATATCTGCCACGGACTTCTCATCGATTGCATCTTGAAGTTCTTTCTTAGATGCAAGATTTCCAATTGAATCAATGACGATGATAACGTCATCTTTTCTGTCGATGTTCTCAAGTTGACCGATAAGGTCAAACTTTAACTCTTCGACATTGGCGATGGGCGTATGTAACACCCGTGCGGTATCAATCCCAAACTGTTCAAAGTAAGATTGGGGTGAACCAAACTCACTATCATAGAACAGCATCACAGCATCCTTCTTCGCCTTTAAGTATGCGCCTGCCATAAGCAGTGCAAACGAGGTCTTGAAGTGCTTTGAAGGGCCTGCTAGGACGGTCAATCCTGGCGTGACACCACCGTCAATACTTCCTGACAACGCAACGTTCACCATTGGAACATCGGTTGACACCATATCTGTTTCAGTAAAAAATTTACTCTGCGACAGTACTTCCGCCGTCTTGATTTTGCTGTTCTTCTTCAGTTTGTCCATCATACTTGACATTATTTGTTTCCTCACGTTCATCTAGTTCATATTGTTTTCTGTAACTGTTGTTAATTGTAACACACTTATCAATTAAAGTCAAGTCCGTATCGAATAAAGTAAATGCTTTTGTATCCTTGGGGAAACACGCACCACCATAACCACGTTTACCATCATAGCCAGGCACTCTCGTGTGACCAACACCAATCCTATCATCCTTACCGATAGCATTAGCAACCGTAGGGAAGTTACAACCAAACTTCTGAATTGAATCATACATTTGATTGAAGAAGGTGACTTTCATTGCAAGATAAGAATTCACACCATACTTAACAAAGGCAGCTTCTGGGCCTGAAGTGAACAGATATTCACTAGCAGTACATAGACTGTATACGTCATACAACTGTGCAAGACCTTGACAAGCGTCAGGGTGACCACCAATTACATGGTAAGGTGCGTTAACAAACTGTGCCTTCGCATTACTTTCAGTAAGGAACTCAGGGTTGATTGTCAGACGTTTGATGTCATCTTCAAACACAGATGAGTATAAACGGTCTACTATGTCGGGAGTGATTGTCGATTTAATAACAACACCGCCCTCAGTATGTTCCAACAGTTTTAGTGCGGCATCTTCTACAATAGATGCGTCAACGAATCCACTCTCTGCCATTGGTGTAGGGGCACAAATGAATGTCACGTGTGGTTCCCAATCTACTAGTTCATCGATAGTAGTACCATATTTGGGGTCTACATAAAACTTCTCGACCTCTGGATGGGTAAACGCATAGTCTACAGCACCACCAACAAATCCGTGTCCTACAATACCTATTTTTAATTTAAGTTGCACGTCCTGTTGTTCCCCTTCGGGGGTCATATTTCTCATTCCATCATCAGTCATCATTTTACTCCGTAATAATTTTTAAACCATCTAACGAAGGATGCTACGCCTTGTTCGATGTTCACTTTTGGTTCGTATCCAAGTTCTCTTAATTTCGCTGTATTACTCCAAGTCTCTAGAGTATCAGCTGGATGTCGAGGAGCAAGAACTACTTCTGCCTCAACCCCAAGTTCATTACTTATACAATCAATAAAGTGCATCAGTTCAACCTGTTTACCTCTACCGATATTGTATATCTCGCCTGGCAATAAGTCTGAGAACAATACAAGTTTAATACCTTCGATGATATCACCGATGTATGTAAAGTCTCGTTTCATCTTACCATAGTTAAATGCCGAAATTAGTTCCCCTGATGCAATCTTATCGGTGAACTGGTACAATGCCATATCAGGTCTACCCCATGGGCCATATACAGTGAAGAACCTTAGTCCCACAGTGTTTAGTCCAGAGATTTTAAATTGACATTCGTTACAATACTTGGTGTATGCATATGGGTTCAACTGGTGACCAGTAACCTCGTCCTCAGTCCAACCAGTCTTAGGGATAGGTGTACCACCATAGACTGAACTAGTTGATGCGTATATCACCTTTGCGACATTATACATCTTACACACTTGAATCAAGTTCTGAGTTGCAATGATGTTATCATTATGATATAGTTGTTCGTTACCGACCGAGTCACGTACACCCGCACGTGCGGCCAAGTGAATGACAATATCTGGTTGATACTCGTTAAAGACAGCATCCAAATCGTCAAAGTCTTTGAGGTCACATTTCACGACATGATGACCAAAGTATTCTATACGGTCATGCTTCAGTGAAGGGTCATAATAGTCATTGAAGTTATCCACCCCAACAACATCAAACCCATCGTCCAACAGGTTATTGGATAGGTGACTACCAATGAATCCTGCCGCACCCGTTATTAAAATTTTCATACTTTCACAACTCCGTGATTTTTTCTAATAGCATACTTACTATCTGTGGGAACTCTTCGAGTCTCCAGTACTTCCTTTATATAGTCTTTATACATCTCAGCGCCCTTCAAACCTTTTGATGGTGGGTAGAGAATGTCTTCGTTCTCCATAAAGAAGATACACATCATAGCAACGTCACGAAATGCAACCGCCTTACCATTATATAATAGTATTTTATCTTGTTCGGACTTACGTCCCTGTACTACTTGCCATTTATCCATTACGATATATGTACTCCAATGCTCTGTCTGCCTCTTTGTTCAATGGTCTGTTCTCATACCAGTTACCAGTCTCAAGGTCTAACTCACTACACATCTGTGCAATCTGAGTAGACGATATCGGATAACCTTTCTTATATGCATTACCAGCGATAGCAATCATTATTGCATACATCTTACCATACCAACCAGTCTCACTGATACTACGATACTCCGCTTCCAATCTTCGGGGGAAGAACGGACAGTCACGATAGGATGTCCATGTGATATCGGTATTGTCCAGTGAGTTCTTACGATGTGCCATTACTGCCGCCTGTAACTCAGGTGGTAGTCTATCCATGAATGTATTACCCTGTTGTTCTACAAAGGAATACTTATTCATCAACATATCGGGGTCTAGTTCAACACCGTCATTTCTAAAGAAGAAACTGTACGCATCTGGATACTGTGCAGGGATGTAGTACATCCGTGACAGGTCTTTTGTTTGTGCGTCACCGAGTCCATCGAACTGTTTATTCATTGCGAACCAGAAGTGGGGTAATTCTTTTCTACTGACCTTTCTGGTCAACGGGAACACTAGTCGGAACTTAGGTTTCTCTGCTTTGGATGATGCAGTGTTATAACACACATATTCGAATCGACCAAACATCTGTTCTAATTGTATAGTCAAGCACTCAATAGGACTACGAACGGAATCACTATGTACCACATAATCATCAACGTCAAGACAAGCCCAACCAGACCACTCAGAAACATTCTTATTAGACCTAGTAGTATCGACATCATACCGAGCAGGACTAATAAGAGGACTAGAAT